GTAAATGTGTTTGATGCCGTATATGAATCTGCAATCAACAAACTATAAGGATTAACCACAAAGTCACCAGATTGATCTGATACAGCTTGTGCAATTGCTTTTGATATTGAAGTAAAAGTTGGAACATTTTTGATGTCTTCAACAATACCAGCATTAATTCTCACCAATTCAATAAACTTGTTTGTTGTCAAATTGGCAACTGTTTGGTCACTTACATATGGTTTGGAGGTTAAAGCCAATGTGATATTATATCTGTCAGCACCTGGTGCTTGATAATTGGACGCACCAATGGCTGGATCTAATAGTGAAGAATCAGTAACTGCATCAATGATATATTCTTCAACTTCAAAACCCACTACAGCAGATGGATTCGAACTGAGTTGATCGGGTATAATAGTATCTAATTCATTTCTAACAAAATAACCATTGGTAAACCAAACACCCTCATCAATACCAACTTCTAAACACCTTATTGATACTTCGTTTGTGATGGTAACCGTAAGATTGACCACATCAGCTGGTAAACTTTTATCGAGTTGTAGGTTATTTCCATCTATAAGAGATACAATTCTACCATTATATTTAATAGAACTAATCTTAACTGTGTCACCCACAGAAAGACCAGCCGTAGATACATTTAAAATTTTATTTAAATAAGTTCCATTACCTAATCTGGTGACTGTATTAGTTGTTGAAACAACGTCTGTGAAGCTTGGAGTTACCGTAGAATTAAGTGAAGCTAAAGCTAATACTTTAGTTTGAAAGAAATTTAAAGTTTCACCAGATGAAAACTGTTTGCTGTTTGCAATATTAACAGGTTTTGTATTGATATAATAATTATTTGCATCAACACTTATAACTTCTGCAATGAACTTTGATGTATCACCAACAACAAATAAACCAGTATATGAACTGATTTGTGTTTGTGAAGCTGCAGTTAACTTAACTGTTACAACTTTTGTGTCAATGAATATATTACCACCAGAAACTTTAGAACCATCTTCATAGATTCCATTACCAAATTTGGAAATCTGGTCTTGTAAAATAGTTTGTGATTGTGTTAACTCTCTGGCTTGAACGGCAAAGCCAGGTTTAAAAAGAATACGGTGAAAATTCTTTGCTGGATCGAAGTCATCATACCAAGGATCCTGATTAAAATTTAGTGACATTTTTTTACCTTAATAACCTAATACAAATTTAAACTGTTCTATACCGTCAGGACTTCTTTGAATACCATTTCTGTTTTCTATATAGGACAGATATCCAGAATGAATCACAAAGTTTGGAAAACTGTGTGTTAACAATGTTCGTGTTGTTAATGAATTTTTACCATATATGGAAGCATTATCAACAATAGTTCCTGTAGTATTTATTAGTCTAATTATATTTGTTGCTGGATCAAAACTTAATATAGTACCAAAAAAATCTGGATTGTTAATGTCTCCTTGATAAACTATTTCATCATTGACATATACACCAAAACCTGGAGCTACAATTAAATCTGTAGTAGTTTTGTAAATTGCACCGTTGGCTGGTAATGGTGTATTTTCTTCAGTAGTTGGATTTATAACAATACCCAATTGGTGATAGATGATATCGGTTGGAATGATTCCACCTTCATCACCATTAAATTCAACAGAAAACATAATGTTCGATACCCCCAATTCGGAAACTGGATCAATACCGTGGCCACCTACAGGCGAACTTGGAGATATTGCTACGGCACCTGAACCTAAACTTGAAGTAATAGAAACATCAGCATAAGTATAATTTGTGCCTGTATTTAAAACGGTAACATCAGTTATAACCCCATCTGTTACATTACCTTCTGTAATTGATGCAGTAGCACCAGTACCATCACCTGTAATGGTAACTGTGATAGTAGCATTAGCTAAATCATATCCACTTCCTCCATTCATAATATTGATAACGTCAATATTGCCTGCGCCAGCTGAAGTTAGTTTGGGACTAGGTGTATTGCCACCAATTGGTACTGGAAGCCAATCTGCATTCATAAAGGTAATTTTTGTTCCTGTATCTACAGTATACAAATATTTCCACTTATAACCATCAGCAGCTTTATAAATGTTATTGGTACCATAAGAACCTGGTTCGAAATATGGTTCTACGGTTGATGGTTGTCCATTGCTATTCCAAAGACATTTGAAAACTTGGTCGTATTGATTTCTGATGTAAAAGTTATATAACCTATTACCATTACCATCAACCTCAAACATATCTACATCATCTTGGTAGTAATCATATGTTACATCAGTTGTCCAATCGCCTCTAGGCACAACGGGTGATAAGTTTCCTGAAGTGATATTTTTTGCCACAAACATGTTCTTAAATACTTGTTTGATGTATCTTTGGTCTTGTTGTGGTTGTGGGGGATCATTGTCATCTTGCCAAGGATCCACTTTAGATAAGAAACAATATAAAGAAGATAGTGGAGCTGCAAAATCTGGTGGTACATAAACCACAGGTGAAAAATACACCTGTTCAACCGATGAGACTTTGGAGTTATAAGTGAGTATGTTTTTTGTTGCCATGATGTCTATTTATCTATATTGATCCAAAAATAGTATTGCCATAAAGTGTTATATTTGTTGCATAAGCTGTCAAGGAGCTAGTTAACCAAGTGCTGTCTTTAAGTGTTACAGTATTTGATAATGAATTCGAACTTGCTATCTCTGATGTAATCATAACATCATCTTCAGATGTAAAAGTTATGGTTGTTCCTGGTAATATTGTATCTAATATGGTAACACTATCCATATTATAAAATTCAACAACATTATAATAACCAGTTCCACCACCAGCTTCCATTATTAGGTGTGAATTGGTATCATTTGTATAGTATGATAAGTGGTGGCCTGTATTGTAATAAGTATTTCCTGTTGATGTAAAACTTCCATTTGATTTTAATACATATCTACCCAACAGTTGCATACCAGATGGATGCAATAAATTCAATAATATATCCTTGTACTTTGATATTTCTTTTTCAACGGTGATTTGATATGTATAATTATTATACACAGAACTTTGGAGTACACTAAAAGAACTAGGTTGTCCTTGTTTATTTAAATACTGACCTTCGCTTATAACAAGACCATTTAAAAAAGCTGCATTAGCAATTGCACGGCCATCACCATAAGTTCTAATGCCATTAGTATTATAATTTTCATTATAAGCAATATTAGCCATAACGAAATGAACATTTTTATTGTTTATCTTTAATGGTTTTGTTGGATCTGGATTAGTGTTGTATTCAAACACCCTTAAATTATAAAGACTTTGTGCTGGATCACCATTCGGCAATAACAATACAGCGTTATTCACCGTGGCTCTATAAGTTGATGAATTGACATCAACACCTTGGAAAATAATATCACCTAATCTTGGATATTGACTAATACTTACATTAGAAACAATAATATCTTGTATTTTCAAAGATACATTTGGTTTAGATACATAGTCTTCACCATTATCCAATATTGAAATTGTACTAACAGCACCAGTTTTATCTGTATCAAAAGAAAAGGTTGCACCTGCACCTAGAATATTTGGAACATATAAACTCGCACCATATGCATCTACATTAGCAGAATCAACTGATACAGTAGGTAATGATAGTGTCCTATATCCCATACCACCTAATGGAAATTGATTGGTTGCTGTATATGTAACCGAAGTTATTGTTCCATTAGAATCAACATTACTTACTTCAGCCTGAGCTCCATAACCAGAACCACCGGCAAAAATAATTGTATCATTGAGTTCATAACCTTGGCCACCAGAATTAATTTGTATTGGTGCTAAAATTCCAATGTTGGCCAAGTCATCAGAATTACCAACATCATCTTTGTACAATGATGAGGCAGTTATAACTGGTAGTTTTTTAATTCCACCACCACCATTTGTTAATAATATGGAAGAAATTGGAAAAACAGGATATTTTGCAAATGTAAATGCATCAGATAGTTTGGTGTTTACATTTGATATGACCACATTTGCAAAAAAGAAATTGATATTACTTAACGGTGTAAATTGTTTAAGAGCAATCGAATCTGTGGGAACAAATGTCACATTGGCTGATGTTTGGGGATCCGGATTTAATGAACCAACTTGAGCTGCAGCACCTAGAGCATTTGTTATATTGATGGAAGAATATACATTTCCATTAACATTTGCAGAATAACCATAACCACCTGCAATTACACCAATATTTAAAATAGAACCTGCAGATGTAGTTCCAACTTCAGCAATAGCACCATGGCCATTAGAGGTTTCTAATCCACCATATACTATAACTGGATCACCTGGTTGATAGAATAGACCACGATTTTTTGCATCAACTTTGATAGAACTAATCTGTCCAACTAATTTGGCTCTTAGTATTGTGGATCCTGATGTACCTTTTGGAACTTCTTTGTTGTTTTTGAAGTATACATCTTGATTTTTATTGTTTACAACTCGTATATACTCTCCAGATTGAAACAACCTTTCGATATTGGAAATAAATACTTCTGTTTTATTACCAGCAACAGCTGAGTTTTCAACTACGGCAATTGATTTTGTTGTCTCACCAAAAACCCTGTAGTTATTGATGCTTAAAAAATTCTTATTCAATGTCAGTAACTTTAAGCTCTTAGTGACATACCAAAGGCCTGAAGAAGCTCTGAAGACGGAATCTTTGGTATAAAACAAATCGAAATCGGAATTGTACAGTACTCTGAACAAAAACTGATAAGAAGCTGGTGTGCCTTTAGATTTATATAATTGCTTAGCTATCTTGACGGCTTTATCTTTGTCGATTAAAGCGTCTTCTGGAAAATACTGTAAGAAATCATTG